CTAAATAATTCTGGAATATTTTTAATAACATTAATAGGATTGGTTTTACTTAAGTATTGTCTTGTTGATTGATTAAAATAATTTCTATCAAGTGTAACGATAGAATTCATTAATGCTGGAGATTTGCTATATTCCTCATAGACTTTATCTAACTTAAATTTTTTTCTTGTTGGTTTGATGACCATGCTTATTCCAATTAAAGTTTGCATATAAGGTGGATACCATCCTTTACTTAATATGGCAGAACTAAAGGCATCTCTTGATACGTTGTTGTATACAAATTCTGCAGCTCCTGTTGCACCAGCTCTTAATGTTCTTGATGGTAAACTAAAAAAATCTGCAACATATCTAAACATTCCTTTTTCAAATATTTTGGTAGGTCTTGCAAATGATTCACCCACCTCCCAAACTTCTCTCTTACCATTTCGATATACAACCATTTCTGAATTTTTTAATAATCCAGATTCTTTTCTAAATACAGAAAACCCATCTACTACAGATGGTTTTAAACTTGCAGAATTTTCTACTACTTGCTCTAATTCTTTAGCACTAATTTTTGTTTCTTTAGTTCTTTTTACTGAAATTTGTACTTCAGGAAAAGCTGTTGGATCAACTTTCCTAATAGTTTCAATCATTTCTATAAAAGATAAATTAGCTTCATTTCTTTTAGCAATAGTAACAAATGTACCAACATTATTATTAATACTTTCAAATGGATCAATAATTTTTTTTTGACTACCTTTAAAATATTTTAATGGATTTCTTACATTTTTAGAAAAATTACCACTACCAGCTTCTTCCAAAAAATCTCTATAAAAAGGAACAAAATCTTTATTAGCTTTTAGTGCTGCTTGATAAACTTCTTTAGAAATAATACCAGCATCTAATAAATATTTTAAAGAAAGTTCAGAGACTTTAACAACATCTCTAAATGCTTTTTCAAATTTAGCATTTTCTTTAACAAATTTGTTAGCAGTTTTTATGTTTACACCTGTCTGAAACCCCTGTGTACTTTTTTCTATAGCTCTTTTAGAAATAGCATATCGTATAAAATCTTTATACAAACCTAATGTATTAATATTATTATCTTTAAATACTTGTTTTAATGCTGGTCCTACAACTTTATCTGTTTTAAAATCTAAAGCTCCTTTTTCAATAAAAGATGAAATAGTATTTTTTACCCCATAAAGTAATTGAAAATTTTCGTAAGGAGATATTTTGTTTTTATAATCTACTCCATATTTTTCTGCTTTTTTAACAGCTCTTTTATATACATGATTTTGATCTAACAAATTATAAAACAAATCATCTATAAAGTTTTCTGTTTTCCAAGTTCTTTCTTTTTGTGTATAAGAAATACTTTTATCTAATTCTTTTCTTGTAGAATCTAAAACTTTATCAGCTTTTTCAATTTGTTCTTTTGTTAATGGCTCTTGTTTATTTTTTAATTGAAATTCTAATTGTTTAATTTGATTAATAATAGGTTCTATTTTTTTATTTGTTCTATCTGATAAAATTTGTGAAACTATACGATTTACCTCTGCATTATTTATGTTGGGGTCTTTTTTTCTTTCTTCTTTAAAAATTTTTTTATAAAATGGAGATAACATATTTCTATCTTTATCATTTTTTTCTCGTTCTTCTTTATAAATTTCTTTATTTTTATTTTTTAATTCTATTATTTTTTGTTCTATTGTTTTTTCTAATGCTATATCTCTGTATGCTCTTGGTATTTTAATATTTTTTGAATTAAGATCTTCCCAAATAGTTCTATCTTTAACTATATCACTTAAAATATCTATAGGTTTTTTATTTGTTTTAGCAATGACATTGTCAATTTTAGATTTAGGAGCTTTAATATTAAATGGAGCAAATAATAAACTTTGTATAGCAAAATCTTCTGCGGTTTGCAGATCATCACCCATTGCTAAACCAGCAGCAGTATAAGCACTAGATTGAGTTAATGTTCTACCTACAATATTTTTGGTAACAGGATTTAAAAAAGGAAACATTGGAACTTTATACGCAGCATATAATTTAGCTGCTGTTTTTGCTCCTTCTGATAATCCTTCTTCTACAAACATATCCCACCATTCTGAATAATTTTTTACTTCTCCTTTTTTTAATGCTTCTGTGTACATTCCTTGAATAACACCTGCTGAAAAACCACCTCCAATAACTGCACCACCAGGTCCACCTGTCAATCCACCAGCAATAGCTCCTGGAACAAATGTTGGTATTTCTGCCACTAAACCAACAGCACCTTCTGTTAATTTTTCTAAAAATCCTGTACCCTCTGGTTCAGGTGCATCTACTTCAA